CATTTTCATGATGATTTTATTTCAAATAATGTAAATAACTTTTTTATAACTTTATAAAAAATTATAGCTGTATTTCCTTAATACATAATATTTTTGTTGCTCTACAATCACTAATAAAAAACGAAATATTATGAAGGACAAAATTCTCGCATTACTGGTCGCAAAATTCGCAGGCGTGCGTAAAGACGGTTTGGCACAATTAGCAGCCATGCTATCGTTACAAATCGAAAAAGAAGAAGAAGTTACAGCAATTATTGATAAGTTGACACCTGAAAAGGTAGATTCTTTCATCAAGGACTGGCGCAAAGATGTTGACAAAGAAGTTTCAGAATCAAACAAAACTTTTGAAGGAAACTTAAAAAAGAAGTATGATTTTGTTGAAAAAAAGGAGCCGGATCCAAACCCGAATCCGAATCCAAAACAGGAATCCGGTAAAGATGACATTGCCACTATTGTGGCAAACGCCGTTAAGGCTGCCGTTGAACCGTTTCAACAAAAATTATCTGCTTTTGAAGGCTCTAAAATCAAGGAAACCCGTCTTCAAACTCTTCAAGGAAAGTTGAAAGATACTCCCAAAACGTATAGTGATAAAATCATTTCCGATTTTAACCGTATGAATTTTGAAAGTGATGATTCTTTCAATGAATATTTGTCCGAAACGGAAAAGAATATTTCGGATTTTACTCAGGAACTTGCAGATAGCAAATTATCAACCGGAGGCAGGCCTTATGTATCAACATCTACGGAGAAAGAATCACCGGCGGTGCAAGCATACATACAAGCTAAAACGGCTGACAATTTGGATGGCAAGAAAATTTAAACTTTTACTAACTCTAAAAAACTAAAACATGTTTACGATTAAAAAATCAGCAGATTTCCGTGATTCATTGGCTATTTTGCATAAAATAGCAGACATCCCCGGTGGAATATCTGTTAAATCATCGATTTTGGGTGGAAGTGTTTTATATGCAGGAACACCGCTTTCAAAAGCATCTTCCGGCTTATATGAAGCAATAAAAACCGCTGTCGTTCAAGATTCTTATGTCGGGGGAGCAACAACTATCAAAGTGAACAAAGGACATCATTTTGTTGCAGGAAATTCTCTTTGCAATGCCGAAAAAAATGACAACGCTACTATTGTTTCAATCGATAAAAGCAACTCTGACTACGATGTACTTACCATTTCTTCAAATGCTTTTGTTTCAAACAAAAATGCAGGAGATATTCTTATTCAATGCACAATTACCACAGATGCAACTGTAACTCATGACGGAGTAGCTCATGGTGCATTTGCTACAGAAACAGTTACTGAAATTAAAGTTGACAAAGGACACTCTTTCGTTGTAGGTGATATTATTGCAGGTACCGGAGCCGATCCGATGACCGGGAAAACTATTACCGATATTGACCGTAACAGCTCGGAGCTTTACGATACGTTGACCCTTTCCGCTCAAATCGGCAAAGCAATTGCTGATGATGAAGCTCTTATTTGTGTTACAGAAGTTAGTGGAACGACAGAAAAAACATTCACAGTATCTACGATCTCTGTTGAAACTGCTATTGCTATTGTTGGACAGAATTATTCTGTAGAAACAGATTCAAATCTTTTCATTAATGCTTGGTTACAAGCTGTCGTTAATGAAAACGTAGCCCCTAAAGTGCCGGATTTTGTCAAAGCTCAATTAACCGGAATTACGTACATCTCACAATAAACTCATAATCTAAAATTACTCTAAGATGAATAAAACATTAATACAAGGATTAACAGAGAAAGACGTTCAGGCTATAATTAACACTTATAATCTGCATGACTTTTACTATCCGACACTCTTTCCTTTGAAAGAAACCGCCACCTTGACATGGAAAATGTTGCAAGGACAAGCCGGCTTACGAATTGCCGCTGACCTCGTGGCCCGTGGTTCACGTTTGCCGAAAAAGACCCGTGAGGCTATTGCCCGTATACAGGGAGATATTCCAAAAATTGCAATAAGCCGTGACAAGGATGAGGACGCCCTTACCGATTATGATATTATGCTTGCAATGGCAGGAAATAACCCTGACTTGAAAGCAATTGTAGAATTTTGGGCAGAGGACACTCAATTTTGTTGGAATGCCGTGGCCGCCCGTGCAGAATGGCTTGCGCTTCAACAAATATCACTTGGCAAAGTAACGATGACAAATGCAAATAACAACAGTGTTGTTACTGAATTTGACGTAGATTATGCAATGCCTTCAACTCAAAAAATCGGAGTAAACACTGTTTATGCTGCTTATGCAGGAAAACCGTTTACAAAAGATATTCCAGCCGCTATCAAAGCCGGAAAGGATATTGGCGTAACGTTCAAATACATGTTTATGAACTCCGATACGCTTGCTTTGTTCGCTCAACAGGAAGAAACAATCAAAACTTGCGCCTCATACCTGTCTAACCTTGCAGCAATGGCTCAAGCTCCAGATTTGGATGCAATCAATCAAACGCTTGCTAAAAAAATTGCCTTCAAGGGTATTCAAATAATCGAGGTCGATCAGGAAATTACGATTGAAAAAGCTGACGGAACCCGTACAACCACTAATCCTTTTGCCAACAACGTTATCTTGTTTAGCGAAAGCAAGGTTCTTGGAACTACAATGTGGAAGAAACCTATCGACATGAATTTAACCGGCAGCCCAGCAATAAAGGTGATGAACGGACATACTTTGATTAAAAAGTATTCCGAAGAGGACCCGGTTAAAGAAGTAACTTCCGGAATTGCTAATCTATTCCCTGTTTGGAACTTGTCCGATCGTTCATTGCTTATGAATGTTGACGCTACTACTTGGACGAAATAACAATCTATCAGGAATGTTTAACATTCTTACACTACAATGACTAATAAAGACTATTTATTAAAAGCACTATCGAAGTTTCAAGTATCAGAAGACGATATTGATGTAATCCTTGCAGAAGGGACGCTAAACCCTACATCGCCTTTGGATTTAAAAGCTTGTAGAATGGCAATCTATAAAAATTTATCTAATATTCTTCCAATTGCTAACATCTCTGAAGGAAGTTATTCTATAAGCTGGAATATTGAGGCCGTAAAACTATACTACAATCAACTTTGTGCAGAGCTTGGACTTCGTAGTGCTTTATCCGCTAAAGTAAAAAACAGTTCAAACAGGTGGTGAAATGAGAGTAATACAATATCCCCATTATCTTTACAGGATAGCAAATTCAACAGAAAGCTCGAAAGACGCAGACGGCAATTACATTGAACCGGAAACGACTATCGAATTTCTGTCAATTTGTCGTGAAGAAACGGACGGACGTGGCAGAGAATTTAAAGCCACTGACGGAAATGTGATAAAATCAACTTCCGTTATCTACTTTCCGAAATCGGATATTGAAATTAAAGACGGTGAGACTGTTTTAATAAGCAATCAACCCGATACGCTCGAAGAAAACATACGGATAAAAGGGACAGTATTAAAATTTGACAAAGGACAATTAAATTCACGATTATGGCTTTAAAAGATTCATTCGATATGGATTCTATTCTTTACAGGATTCTTAACGAATCATCTGTAAAAGGAATGATTTCGGGTGATATTTATGCCGGTGAACGTCCGCTAAACTCCGAAAAAGAAGATATTGCTATCAACGTGCTAACTATCACGCAGGATAGCACTCCTCAAACAGGAGTTTCAAATGTTAACATTTTTGTTCCTGATATTGATGTAAAGATATCTGGTAGAACTCAAAAGGTTGAGAACCGGAAACGGATTTCAACACTTACAAAAGAAGTTTTATCAATATTAAGAGCGGCAAAAATTACCGGAATTTCTCTATCTGTTGAAAGTCAAAATACCATTGCGGAACCGGACATTAGTCAACATTTTTCTAATATTAAAATTTTTTGGAACATATTAATTAACTAACTAAAACTAAACAAACTATGAGTACATACACATTTGGGCTTTCGCAAATTAAAGTAGGTGTAGCAGCCGCAAACGGAACCATGCCAGAAACTTTAGAAAAAATAGGGGAAACATACGAAGACACCTGTGAATTAAAACAGGATCCTGCCGATGTAACAGAACACAAGGAAGAGGGAAATCCTTTTCCAAAGGTTCGTAAAAAACAAAAAAAGGTACCGGTATTAAAATTCTCTATCATGAATCCGGACCCAGAATTTCTTTCAAAATATGTGGGAGGTTCATACACCCCCGGTAGTGTATCTTCTGATAATATTTGGGGATATGACGGAACGGAAGAAGTTGTCAACAAGGCTATTCAAGTTATTGCAGAATCAGGCATGACAGTCAATATTCCGAATGCGGATGTAGAGGCTGTTGTAAACGCTGAATTTAAGGCAAAAGGAATCTTCCTGGTTGACTTCACCGTTACGCCAATGGCCGTTACTGCCGGAAAACCGATACAAGGAACTACTCCTTATGTTGCTTAATTCTTTTTTGTTCATGTGAGAAAATCCCGTCTTTCACGGGCGGGATTTTTCTTTTAAACTAACAATATTAAGCAATGGAAAATACTGATAAAAGCAACTTACAGAAAGAAAAAGGAGAACTTGACAGGCTGTTAGCAAACGGCTGTAATTTAACCGTCAAGGACTTTGTTTACAAACGCAAACATTTCTTTTCAAAACTCGAAAAAGAAGAGGTCGAATTGCATTTTCATATTGACGAGCCAACGCTCTCGACACTTGATCGTATTTCTAAAGAAGCTATTGATCTTGAATTTGATGAAAAAAGAATTTTAGGGTCGGATTCTATAGAATACGCAAACACATTTTCGTATTCGGCAAGGAAAAGATGTGCAAAAATAGCGGCACTTGCCGTGATTGGAGAAGAATATAACAAACCGGTCGAAAACCGATTCGGTAAAATCATATATAAAAAAGACCATAAAAGGGTTTGTGAATTAACTTCTCTTTTTATGAGAACATTAAAGCCGTCAGCATTACTTCAAATTGTAATAATTATTAATACGATGAGTAACTTGACGGATTTTTTGACCTCTATCAGATTTCTACAGACAAAAAGGACAGCGATTCCGCATCTGATAGAGAAAGAGGATTAAAGAGCCCGTTCGGGCAGCGTGGAACTATTTGCGAACGCTTCGGATGGACTTGGGAATATTTACACACAGGAATTGCCTGGTCAACTGTTCAAAAAATGCTCATTGACGCTCCCAGATATGATTATGATAAAAATGATAAAAAAGGTAGTGGAAATGAAAAAATAAAGGTTACGGAGAAAAACGCAAATCAGATAGCGGCGATGATTAACTCAATGGAATTCTAAAAATGGCTAACAAAGACGGATCACTCGAATTTACTGCAATTCTCAATAATGGGCAGCTTTTAGCAGCCGTCAATGAATCTGAAAGAAGAATAAAAAATTTCTCTCAAAATACATTACGTGAAACAAGCCTAATTGATAAAGCCTTTGAAGGGGTAAGTAATAACATCGGAAATGTGCTAACGTTTACCGGTGCCGCTATGGCTGTAAAAGAAATAGCTACAGTACGTGGTGAGTTTCAACAACTCGAAATTGCTTTCTCAACTATGTTACAAAGCAAGGATAGAGCCGATAAGTTAATGCAACAAATGGTTGAATTAGCTGCTACTACTCCTTTTAATCTTCAAGATGTAGCAACGGGAGCTAAACAATTATTGGCTTACGGTTCAAGTGCTGAAAGTGTATCAAGTGAATTAAAAATGCTCGGGAATATAGCTTCCGGGCTTTCCATTCCATTGGGCGACCTTGTTTATCTGTATGGAACTACACGGCAACAGGGGCGTTTGTTCACACAGGATATGAGACAATTTACAGGTAGGGGTATTGATTTAACTACCGAATTTGCAAAACAGTTTAGAGTTGCAAAAGAAAAGGTCAGCGAATTGGTAACTGCCGGAAAAATAGGATTTCCCGAAGTTGAGAAAGCTTTAAAATCAATGACATCTGAAGGTGGAAAATTTTATGACCTTATGGATGAACAATCCAAGGCGATTACCGGTAAAATTTCCAACTTAAAGGATAGCATATCGATAATGTTCAACGAAATTGGGAAATCTTCTCAAGGGGCAATTAGTGATGTTATTTCGGGGGCTTCTTATGTGGTATCTCATTACAAACAAATTGGAACAATCTTAACCGGTTTGATTGGAACTTATGGCACCTATAAGACTATATTAATGATTGTTTCTGCGGTACAGAAATTAAACGTTGCTGTTTTACGACAGGCTGTACTTGAAAAAAAACTGGCAGCTTTAGCATCAATTGAACTAAGCAATGCAGCGGCAGTGGAAGCAGCAAGAACAAAGATGTTGACACTTGCTAAGGCGAACCTGTTAAATGTAATGAAGAAAATTTCCGCTGCAACATTGGGAAATCCCTACTTAATCGTTGCAGCAGCAATCACAGCTTTTGCAATTTCTATGTATAAGATTGCAAAAGCATCAAACGGAGCTGAAAAAGCTCTTAAAGACTATAATAAGGAGCTGGATGAAACTAAGCAAAAGCAGGAAGAACTAAAAGAAAAAACCTCCGGATTATTTGAAAAGATACAGGATGAAACGCTAACACGTAAGGATAGATATAAAGCTTATACTGATTTACAAGCTTTATATCCGGCTATATTTAAAAATATGTCTTATGAGAATTTTCTTCTGTCAAACAAAGTAACCTTATTAAAGCAAATTAATGATGAAAATGATAAGGCGGAAGAAAAAAGATTAAGACAGGAAGTTGATAAATACACAAAATTAGTTGAGGACGAGAAAGAAAATTATGAGGCATTAAAAAGAATGCAAAGTCAGGGAGCCGGAGCCTCGTTGACAGGCGGAACGGCAGCGGCAGCCTGGGTAATGACTAACAGAAACACAAAACTTTCATCACATTATGAAGAATATTCCACACGGCTTGAAAAAGCACAGTCGGCTCTTGCTGAATTTTTAAAGAAAGAAAAGGAAGCCGGGAAGATAGTATCCGCAGATACTCAAACACTAATTGAGGTTATTGGGAGAATTAAGGCGGAACAAATAAAGATAAACGAAATGCGCAAAAAGGCGCAATCTGGAACGGTCAGTACAGAAGATATTAAGGGAGAGGAAGATGTTTTAAAAGCACTGAAAGAACAGTATCAACTTATGACCGGTGAAGAATATGGAAAAAAGACAAAGACAAAGACTACAGACCCGAAAAACAGTGCAGAATTTAAAGCTTTTGAGAACAATCTTTCCATTGAACTTGAAAAACAGAAAACAACCTTAGATGCTCTTAAATATCTCGAAGAGGAAAAAAAGAAAATAACTGGGAATACTTCAGAAGATAAGGCGAAAATTGAACTTATATCAGACAAAGAGCGTGAACAAACGGCAAAGTTTAATTCGGAAGCAGATGCTCTTATAAAGAGTTATTCCGATTTTAATCAAAAAAAATTAGATGCTGAAGCTCAATATGAGTATAATATGGACGTGCTTCAAAAAAAGTTTATTAAGACTACTGATATAAACGACAAAGCCAGAATTGCAAATGCAATTCGGTTGTATGAAAAGTTGCACAAACTCGGTTTTGAAAGCGTTGAAGATTTTGAAGACACTTACGCAGAATCAGTTAAAAATTTGGGAACTTTTGAGCAAAAAAAACTTTTCATTGTACAGAAATATGATAAGCAGATTAAAGCAGCACAAGCCAAAGGAGACGAGGATTTAGTTACCGCATTGACAAAGAAAAAAAATGAAGAAATAAGTAACTTGGCTGAAGATGTATTAAAATCAACGACAGCAATTTCAAAGCTTTTTTCTTCTACTTCTAACCTGAACAGAATTGCAAAGAATGGATTGATAAAACAATTACAGGCATTAGTTGATTTTTTAAGTAGTGATGATAAAAACAAAAAATGGGATAATTCCATATTTCAAATAGATGATAAAGTTTTAGAACAATTACAATTAAGTCCTGAAATAATTGAAAAATTAAAAGCAGAACTAAACGATTTAAGACAAGAAAATGAAGGGGAATCAGCTTTACAAAATCTGATAGATGGTGTCAATGAATTAAGCGAAGCAAAGGACAGCCTTAATGTTGAAGGGATTGAAGAGGCTACAAATAAAATTAAAGACAATTTAAGTGCAGCGGCATTAGAGGTTGCAACTTCTTCCAACCTACTTTCAAAAACTTTTGAAACGCTCGGAATGTCAGATTTAGGACAGTTTACAGAACAGATAGAAGATTTATATACAACAATAAGAGATACGGGGGCTAATTCTTCGCAATCAATAAACGGCTGGGTAGGGCTTGTTATATCTTCGTTACGCTGGATTTACTCAGAATTTATTAACGACAGCCGGGACTTGGATGCAACTTTGAAAGAATACGGTTCTCGAATAAACAAACTTAGCTATGAGTTTTCACAGCTAAGTGATACAATGCAGTCTGCCACATTTGAGTCTGCTTCAGCTCTTCAGAAGATGATAACAAACCTGCAGGAACAGGCTGATGCGATAGCAGCAAGTCAAACCGCCTACGCTGAGAACACGTCTGATAAAGATTTTGATCAGTCTGTTTATGATCAATACGAATTAGAGTATCTTCAGAAACTTAAGGATATAGAGGATGCAAAAGAGACATTTGCAAACTTGTTTACAGACTTTGACAGTCTTGCAGGAGACTTATCAAATTCACTTGTGCAAGCCTTCATAAATGGAGAATCAGCGGCAGAGGCTTGGAAGAATACTGTTAATGATGCAATTGTTGAGATAATAACGAACGCTTTTAAAATGAACGTTATTTCAAAATACTTGCAACCGGCTATAGATTTTATGGAAGATGCTTTACAGGATGGAATACTTTCAGAAGATGAATTGAATAATTTTTTAACATTGATTGATACGGCAAAAACGAGTATTGATGCGGCATGGCCGATGTACGAACAATTAATCAAACCTCTTAATTTAAGTTCAGATTCATCCAACTCTTTATCAGGTTCCATTAAGAGTATAACCGCAGAACAGGCCGGAGTACTGGAGGGACAAGTAAACGCCATGAGAATAAATCAGATACAGGCAAATGATTTATTGAGAAGCCAGTTACTTGTACAGTATGAGATACGGGATTCAAACAATATTATTGCCGACAAAATAAATAAAATACATAACATTTTAAACAATGGTTCTTCTGAAAGAGCATGGGGGTAAAATATGAAAGAGTTAATAAACAATCTTATAGAAAAAGCTAAACGAGCCGGAATATGTTCCGAGTGGCTTTCAAAAATTCAGCTTGCAACAAGTAAAGATGACCTATTGAAAGTCTATCTTACCGGCGTAATTTGGTGTTCAAAGAATAATCTTTTTTCTTCTGAATTTGTACATCAGAATTTTTCGCCTGAATTACTGCAAAAGCACGGAATTTACATTGATGATACTGTATTATCGAATAATGCGAGAAAAATCATTCTGCTCGGGAATTGTAAGGTCGCTATAAATGTTACTGATTTTGGAGTATCTGAAATCTATATAACGGGCAATAGTGAAGCTGAAATTGAAGTTTCCGGACATGCTTTTTGTATGATTCGCATGCTTGAAAATGCAAAAGTTAAATTGCAAATGAAAGACGTTTCATCAACAGTTGTGCTTTGGTATTCCGGGAAGTTACTTGAGATTGAAAAGGACGACACGGCTAAATATAAATACATCGAAAAAAGCAAATAAGTATGGGACAGATAAAATATTTTCTTGACGGCGTTGATTTTTCCACCTATTCTGTATGTGTTTCGGAATCGGAAGGACTTTTGGACATTCCTGCCCGGAAAAAGCCATTTTCTCAAAGTTGGGATGATGAACATGGAGAGGTTGTGGATTTACGCAAGAAATATTATGAGCCACGTGAAATAACGCTAAATTGCTTTATTGAGGCAAACGGAGAAATTGATTTTATCACAAAGCTGAATACATTCCTATTTTTGTTTGATGCAGCCGACACAAGGCGACTGATGATTGAATTTACAGGGGCTAACAAGCCTTTGGTCTATGAAGTGTATTTGAAAGATTCGGTTTCTATAGATAAGACATGGGACAGTAATTTAATGGTCGGAACTTTTAAACTGAAACTCGTTGAGCCGGAACCGGTGAAGAGGGTTTATAAGGTTGTTCCGACAGAATCCGGAGGGGTTTTGGTTGCAGCGGCAGAATTTACGGTATCAACCAAGCTTTTTAATGTTTATTGGGGAGACGGAAGCTCCGATAAAGACGTATCAGGAACCGGTTCTCCAACACACACGTATTCAGTTGCAGGCACTTATTATGTAATAATAACAGGAGTATTAGATAACCTAACAATAACTCCCGAGGACGGGACATGGACATTGATATGGAGCAGATTGTAGTAACACGGCTAAGCGGAGCAACGTATAACCTAATAAGTAGGAAAGACGGGGTAACTATTACAAAGTGTGAGCAAAAAATGACACTTTGCGAGGAGGATACAGTTTCTATTACCATCGAATCTCCTATTTCTCAAACTTACAATGTTGGCGATTGGATTACAATTATTGGTCGTGTATATCGTCTCAATCAGCCACCTAAAATTCAAAAGACAAGCGCAAATAAGTTTACATACGACTTAACATTTGAAGGCGCACAATATGACCTTTCCCGTGCCACATACGCACTAAATATAGACACTACATCATTGGAACTGCAGGACATACAAGCCGATTACCTTATCGGAGACCTACAGCGTTTCGGAGAAGTTTTAATTGCTAACGCAAACAGGGTATTTCCGAACTGCTGGGTGTTGGGTGATTGTCCGGCAACGGAAGAAGATAAAAATCTTTCCTTTTCGGAAGATGATAATTGCTTATCAGTACTACAAACCTTATGCGACGAATTCGATACAGAGTTTGAAATAACCCAAAATGCAGGAGTAAATACGCTGCATTTCCGTAAAAGGGCAAACGTTTTTGACACTACTTTGCAATATGGACGCGGAAAGGGGCTATATGAGATTTCCCGTGACAATGTTTCGACAAAAAACATGATAACGCGCTTGTGGGCCTTTGGATCAACAACGAATATTACAAGCTATTATCGTGCGAACCGGCTTTGTATGCGCAATAAGAACAAAAACAATAACTATATTGAGCAGTCGGCTTATACGGATGTTTACGGAATTTGGGAGGGAAAAAAGTATTTTGATGACATTTATCCGAAGCGCACCGGCACGGTTGAAGCTCCTGATGCAACATATCCACGTAGGAGTGATGCAATCTTTTACTTTAAAGATTCGACAATGTTCGATTTGAATGATAAGTATGAAGATACAACAGCTGATTACAATGAATATCTAACCCTGACAGGTCAAACTGATTCCGTTGAAGTATATACTAATTATCAGAATAATGTAGTTGGAAACACAAAGTATTTACTAACTGATAAGGCAAAAGTTTCATTCACGAGCGGGAATCTTGCAGGCTATGAGTTTGAAATAAGCTCTTACGATCATGCAACCAAGACTTTTAAAATTGTAGAGTACGTTGATGAAAACGACTATCATTTCCCGTCAGCTCAATCAGCCGCTTTTCAGTTTGCCGTAGGTGATGAGTATGTACTTACAAATATCACAATGCCGCTTAGTTACATTACTGATGCGGAAATAAGTCTAAGAAATACTGCCCTTGTGGAATATGCAAAGAATTGTCAACCGCAGGTTGCATATACGATTAAAATTTTCAGACTGTTTTTAGAAGCAAAATATCCATCTGGGTACGGAGAAAATTTATTCTTTCCCGGAGATTCTGTTCATATTATTGATAGTGATATATTAGTTGATAAAACAATCAGAATTCAGGAGGTTACAAGGGACTTGATGCACCCTTTTGAGTACGAGCTTAAAACGTCTGATATCAGTTTACGCGGAAGGCTTTCGCGGGTGCAAATTGTTAGGACAATACAAAGACAATCGACAGTCTTGTCTGCTCACAATTTGACAACAGGAGACACAAGGGTTAACCGGACAACGCAGTTTAACGCCGAGTCTCGTATAAATCCATATACTGTCCGTTCTCTTTCTGTATCTGAAAGTAAACAAGATTTAGACGACAGTACAACGAAATTTTTACTAACAGCAGCACAAAATTTTGTTTTATACACTGAAAAAATAATAAAGGATAAAGAAACAGTAGTTGAAGTATATAATTCAGATTTAACAAATCCAATAACGGTAACACTTTCTACAAAGTTAACGGAATCTAAAAAAACGACAATTGCGCCCGGAACACGAGCTTTATATAAGTTGACAAATATTGACGGGCGCGTTTTTGGAGAGCTAATCGGAAACGGTTATGTAGGCTCTAAGCTTTATAAATTAATCGGAAAAACGGTAGAAGGAGAAACGAATACACATTATTTAATCGGAATTTCAACTATTGTCGGAGAAGTAACAACACATAAAGTAATTGGAATATGAGTACAAATATAGATTTGCAAGCCGACGAATTAGAGGTTGGTGGAGTAGAAATATTAGAAACAGGAGATACTTTCGAGGAAACGACGAAAGTTGTAACGCAAAATAATACAGAAGTCCCTAAAGGACAACCCATGTCTAATTTTAAACTTCAGTTAGACCCTGCGACTGCCTCTGACACGGAGGAGGTCACAAAGGTTTCTCTTAAAACAATTCTTCAAAGCCTTACAAACCGTATCAAATCGCTGCTAAACAGGTTTGATGCAGTAAGTGGGCACAGCCACACCGGAATAGATAGTAAAAAAATCTCCTATTCTGATATTGACAACAAACCTGATCTAAGTTTAAAAGCCGATTTGGTTGACGGACTTATACCGGCTTCCCAGTTACCTCGCTACGTTGATGATGTAGTTACACTCCTTACATTTTCTGATATTGCACCAACGACAGGGTTAGAAAATGAATCAAGATATTATGCACCGACTTTAAAACTGATTTATACATACAATTTAGCAACAGAAACATGGGATAGTGGAGTTTCACCGTTAAGAGGAGTTTTGTATATAGTATTAGACAAAAAGGACGTTGTTGGTGAATATTTTCAATGGCTATGGGCTGGTACCGATATGTCTCCAATTCCGAATTCTATTGACTTGGGTTCTACAATTCATAATTCAACAACAAAAGATACATTGGTAGATGCTGACGAGGTTGGCATTATTGACAGCGAAGATGGGAACACAATAAAAAAGACAACTTGGAGTAATCTAAAAACCAAATTAACAACCTTGTTTGATTCTATATATATCAAACTTTCAAATCTTGTTACAACGATTTCAAGTAGTTCTACAAATACGCAAGTACCGAGTGCAAAATTAGTATATGACCAACTTGCATTGAAGGCTAATTTGTTGAATAACTCTTTCGGCTCTTTAACAATGCCAACAACAGCAAATTGGAGTTCAATTGCTTTTGGAAATGGAATGTTCATTGCAGTAAATGGAACAAACACAATTTACTATACTAAAGACAACGGAGCAACATGGACTTCTCTTGTAGTAAGTGGTGGAAATTGGGACACGATTGTTTATGGAAATTGAATATTTTGTATGATAGTTTCAGGTTCAAACGCCGGAGCATATAGCAATGA